GACATCCTCATTCGAGCAGTCATGTCCCGCACCGCGAAGGCCCGCAGCGATGATCTTCACCGCATCCATGGCCGAGATGCGCCCCGTCTCGAAGCGGCTTGCCAGGGAGAGCATGTCCTCCCCACCAAAAGCCTGTTCCAGCTCCGCAAGTGCGCCAAGTGTCAGCACCAATGTCTTGCAGGAGCCATCAAGCATGGCGTCGATTTCGCCTCTGTGCCGATTTGCCATGATCAGGCCGCCGTGAAGCTGATTTCGCCCGCACTTTCCAGCGCGAGGTCGAATGTGACTTCGCCATCATGGTCACCGGCGAATTCAAGCGCTGTGATTTGGAAAGGTCCACTCACCGTGCCGAAGGACGGGATGACAACCTGCCAGTTGCGGATGGAGCCTGCAAAGAAAGTGCTTCTGACGCTCTCATCCGATGAGGCATCCCGGAAAATGCCGCGACCGGTGATGGCGGCGGAGCGGACGCCCGCCCCTTCCAGCAATTCGCGCCAGTGACCTGCCGATTCCGCATGAGTTACATCTACGGCGCGCGCATTGAAGGAAATAGCGCGGGAGCGCAGACCCGCCACCGTGATGAAGCTTCCCTCGCCTGTGCTGTCGAGCTTCAGAAGCAGGTTCTTGCCTTTCTGGGCAGTCATACAGATTCTCCGTTTTCGGTGATGGCACGGAAGCGGATCGTGCCGCGCCATGTTGTTCCATCCGCTTCGCGCCGCGTGGTGCTGTCGAGAAAGCGGAGATTGATGAGTGTGTGGCCTTCGAGCGTGAGGGACTTGTCATCCAACGCCGCATGAACTGCGCCCAGAATGCTCTTGGCCTCCATGCGACCGCCGCTGCGCGAAAAGCAATGAAGCGCAAGGCGATGCTCCACACCGCCTGGCCAGTTGCGCGTGTCATTCTCGCCGAGGACAAGGAATGGAAAGACAGCATCTCCCGGTGCGTTGTCGTGAATGCGTGCGCCGACAAGCGCGATGAGCCCCGCGTCCTCTGCGAGATGCGTGAAAATCGCCTTCTGAAGAACGAGATCGGCTGTCATGCGCGTGCCTCACAATCGAGAACGAGAAAGCGCTTTTCGCCATCAGCGTCGCGATGCGCGCGGATGTCATAGGCCCGCAAACGCCAGAGAAGGCGCATTTCCGTGGTCACATCCTTGCGGTAGCGGATGGTGACACGAAGACGTGTGCGCGCGGCCAGCCGCTCCACGCTTGGGATTTCCCCGCCTCCCAGTTCCTCAATTTTTGCCCAGAGAGAGATACCTTCGCCCCAGCTGATGTTGGCGCCGCCTGCCCCATCCGCCGCGCGAAGGGATGATTGCAGGGTCACGCGTTCTCGCATTGCACCGATCACAGATTAAACCTCCTGTATGGCGCGATAAGCGCGGCGACCATTGCGGGCAGTTCCGCGCCTGCGCCGAACGGAACCGGCGCGCGATTTTCAAACCAGTGTGCCGCCAGCATGAGAATGGCCTGCTTCAGCGGGGCGGGCACATCTGCCGCTGCCGCGTAACCTGCCGTGAAATCGATTGCGATGCCCGCAAGCCGCGTGGCCGGCATGGGCCATGCCTGACCGCGCTTCGCCGCGAGGCGGGGTGGCGTGCTTGCCGCGTCCACTTCGTAGAAAGCCGGATCAATCGTCAACATCGAGCCGCCAATCGTTGCAACCTTGACCGCATCAATAGTGAGAACCGGCGCGAGAGGGATTTCCACCGGCTGTGTTGGCCAGTCATCAAGCGTCAGCCGCCAGGACTGAGACAGAAAAGCACGGCGGGTCGCCGCTTCAATCGCCATGCGCGCGGCCGTGAGGAGTGACCCAAGGAGCACGTCCTCTTCTGTTGCATCCAGCCGGAGATGAGCGCGCGCGTCAGAAAGCGCCACTGGCTCCGCTGCCGGAGGTGCCAGGAGTGTGAGAGCCATAATATGATCCGCGATGAATGGGGAATGTCATGGCCGGATGGTTCCGGCCATGACTGTGTTTTGCGCTAGGCGACGGGCTTCAGATGCGCGAAACCGAGAAGAGCGATAGCCGAAGCAGGCGTTCCCTCTTCATGCGTGCCGGTGAGCTGAACCGAGATACGCGTGTAACGTGCCGGGCCGACATAGCCGATGCGACTGATGCAGAGGTCATCTTCAGCGCTTTCGATACGCGCGAAGATGCCGCCCTCATCTGGCGCCGTACCGAGCACCTCATGCGCCTCCTCCACCGGCAGCCAGGAGCTGCCGTCATCAGAGGCCTCGAGCACACAGGTGATGAAGTGCTCTTCTGAAAGCTCCTCCACCGTGGCACCGATCTGAATGATGTGCTCCACCGCCTCGAAGCCCTTGCCGTCAACGGGTGCGCCGTGGCGCGTTTCCGTTGTGAGCTTCGGGTCGAGCGTCTGGATGATTTTCAGGCCATTGTGAATGTCGCGCATGACGACCTCACGCCGAGAACTGGAGGAACTTGATCGCCTCAAAGTTCTGTACCCCGCCGCCTACGCGCTTTGTCGTGTAGAAAAGCACATAGGGCTTGGCGCTGTATGGGTCGCGCAGCACGCGGATGCCAAGGCGATCGACAATGAGATAGCCACGCCGGAAATCACCGAACGCAATGGCCGGTGCGTTGGAGGCGATGGAGGGCATGTCCTCCACTTCAGTGACCGGATAGTTCAGAAGCGTCGGCGGCTGACCGGCGGTGAGACCCGGCTGCCAGAGATAATTGCCGTCCACATCCTTGAACTTGCGGATAGCGGCCTGCGTTGCGCGGTTCATGACGAAGCGGCCATTGGCGCGGTAGCCCGACTTCACCGAATAGATGAGGTCGATCAGCTTGTCGCCGGGATTTGATGTCGGGAAAGCGCCATCATTGCCGGTGGCAACAAAACCCAGTTTTCCCCACTCCCAATTGCCATCGGCAATGCGAGTGTAATCAAGGAAGCCGCGCGGCTTCTTCAAGCCGTCACCCGTGACGAAAGCTTCACCTTCCTGCTCGGCAAAGGCGGTCTGCACTTCTTCCGCAAGCCACTGGTCGATACTGACGGCGGAATCTTCCAGCAGCGTCGGGGTTGCTGCCGGCATGGCGTAAAGTTCCATTGCCGGAAACTCGATCTCGGCAAGGTTCGGCGTTGTGGTCTGAGGCCGCGTCTCCGTTTCGCCGACCCAACCCGTCTGCAAGCCCCCACGCGAGAACGGCTTCTTGTAGCTCGAGGCGCCGATCTGGCGGATGCCCGCAATGGCGCGGATGGGCGAGACTTCCGCAACGATGCGGTCGATCATGCTTTCCGTTTCCGCCGGAACCAGATAACCGCCATCGGGATCGGATTGGGCGGAGAGCGCCTTTGCTTCCAGCCCGCGCAGATCCGGCGCTTCGCCCTTGCGGACATAGCGCTCAAAAGCCCGCTTGTGCTCGCGGCCTGCGATGCTGCCTTCCAGAGCGCCGCCGATCTCGGGCCGCCTTGCAACGAGCGTCAGATCATCGAGTTTCTTCTTTTGCTGATCGAGCGCGCGGTTGATGCGTTCAACCTTTTCCTCCGAGATCACATCTGCGGAGAATTTGCGTTCGAGCTCACCGAGGCGCTCGTCATTGGCCGATTTGAACTCCTCGAAAGCGGAAAGAAATTCATCCATCGCCTCGCGCACTTCAAAGATGTTTGCGCTTTTCGTTTCGGGCGCGCGCGCCTCTTCCTTCAGCGACGCGCCGATGCGCGGCACGCCATCTGTCCAGTTCGACATTGTCGTCTCCATTTTCCTGTTGTGTTCGGGTCAGCTCGTGAAGAGCCGCTTGCCCAGGCGGAAAGCGCGGGCAAGCGCCTGGTCGCCGGTGGCTGCATCCCGCGATGCCTCCAGCGCCTTGAAGCCACGATGTACGATTGTCCGGGCCTCCATCCGGCTGAACCCCGCATCCCGCGTGAGCCAGCGTTCGAATTCGCGTGTTGTGGGTCGTCCCTGCCGCTTCACCGCGCTCACCCGCGCGGCGGGGAGCATCGGGAAGGTGACGACCGAGATTTCCCAGAGATCAACTTCGATGAGGCGGCGTGTGCGGCTGGCGCGATCTGTTTCAGCCTTCACCACGTGATAGCCGATAGAAAGACCATCCACCGCGCCCGCGCGCATAAGCGCCAGCACCTCGCGCGCGCGCCCGACATCGCAGAGCAACTGGCCACGCACGAAAAGGCCGCGTTCATCTTCTCTTATCTCTTCCCACGTGCCGATGACTTCATTCGGATCGTGCTGGTAAAGCAGCTTCACGCCACGGGGACCGCGCTTCAGCAGCGATTTGCGGAAGGCACCTGGCATCACCACATCCCGGCCCAGATCTTCCGTACCGAATAGAGAAGCGTAGCCTTCGAAACTCCCGTCGGATTTGACGGCCTTTGCCTCGAAGCGCGCGGCCTTTGTCTCGCCCGCGCAATCGGTCACGAGTTGTTTCACTCTTTGTCTCCTGTGAAGTCAGTTGAAATCGGCATCGGCGGCGGTAGCAGCGACCGCTATCGCGCCAGCCGTGCTTCGATCCGGGCGAGCGAGGCATTGGCGGATTTGGTCTGTTCTTCCAGACGCGCGGTGCGCTCCACCAGTTCGCCGATGCGCTCGGTGCGCAGCTCAAGCGCGGTGAGACGTTCGCCCGCGGCACCCGCCCAGAGGAGAGCGGCTGCCGTTTGCGTGGCGATGGTGAGGATGACGGCGAGAGGGACGCGCCGATCAAGCGACCAACTGGTGTGGGATTTCATTGTCGCTTGCCCTTTCTCATCATCGCCCAGACCGAAAGCAAACGGCGGATGCGTGCCGATTGCCGTTCCCTCTTTCCGCTCAAGGGAAGTTGCGTCATGCCTCATTGCGATCAGGCTCGGTGGTTCCTGCGCTGTAGCCCACGGCCTCGCGCTTCTCGGCATCTGTGAGGAAATCTGCGCGGGAGATGCGCGCCCATAGCGCGTCGCGGTCTGCGGAAAGCGCGTCCACCTGATCGGCGTCGAACCAGAGGCGGAGGTCGCCGCCATAGCGTGGGCCAAGCCAATGGGTCAGCGCGCGGGCGGTGCGGCCTGCGAGCGGCAGGATGGTGCTGCGCCAGAAAGCACGGTTCGCCTCGCGGAGATTTGCGTAAGTGTTGTCACCCGGAATGCCGAGCAGCATGGGTGGGACGCCGAAGGCAAGCGCAATGTCGCGCGCGGCAGCCTGCTTCGCGCCGATGAAATCCATTTCCTTCGGGGAGAGGCCCATGCTCTTCCAATCAAGACCGCCTTCAAGAAGCAGAGGACGACCGGCATTGGCGGAACCCTGATAGTTTTCGGCAAGCTCGCGCTTCAGCCGTTCGAACTGATCTTCGGAGAGGTTCGCCCCCGCCTCCCCGCCCTTGTAAACCAGCGCGCCGGAGGGACGCGCAGCATTGTCGAGGAGAGATTTGTTCCAGCTTCCCGCCGCATTATGGATATCGATGGCGCATGCGGCGGCTTCGAGCGGGCTCATGCCGTAATAATCATCCACCGGATTGAACAGACGCATGTGGAGGATTGCGCCACGCTCCCCCGCCGGAATACTCGTTACCCGTCCGTTGACGGAATATTCGTAAGCCTCCGGCCAGCCGGCGCGGCCCGGCACCGCCTTCATGCGATCCGGGCGAAGCACATGGAGTTCGCGCGGCGCGCCATCAACTTCCACCAGCTCCAGATAGGCATTGCCTGCGACCTGAAGGAAGCTGTACCAGCTTTCAAAGAGATCGCTGCCCGCCTGAACGCCATTTGGATGGTCGAGCAGGGTGAGCAGCGGGTGCTCTGAAAGTTCGTTTGTTCCTTCATAAAGCAGCCAGGGAAGGCTTGCGGTAGCCTCCGCGATCATGCGGACGCAGCGATAGGCGATGGCATTGCGGCGATAACCTTCCTCTGCCAGCGCCGCATAATCGCGCGGCGTCCAGACGGCGCGGCCCTGCATGTGAAGCGCAATCATGGGCGCGACGCGGCTTGCCTTTGCTTCCGGCACAGGGGCGCGCAACGCGCGGGCGAGCGCGGCGAAAGGGTTTTGCATGGGGTGGTTCCTTGGCCGAGTGGCGGTGGCGTTCTAAAAACGATGTGTCATCCCGGCGGAAGCCGAGATGGTGATGACTTTTGGCTTTAGTGATGGAATAGGGGGGTTGGTGTGATGCGGTTAGTCACCGCGGCCATTCGGCCGAGAATTTCGGTCGGACGATTCGACAAATTCAGAAAGAGCGGAACATCAGCACTAAGTGAGGCAGCGAGATTATTAAGTGCTATTGCGACGAGACCAGTATCCGTCGCCAAGTTGGAACGCGCACATGCTCAAATGTAGCAATGATTTTCCTGCATTCCTCTTCAGAGATTTCTCCCTTACGGAGCGCCGCGAACACGTCGGCAACTAGCACTTCGCCTCGCTCGGCTGCGCCCATAAGCATCTGGAAAGTAGCACCGTCAGGATAATTTACTTGTGCGCCCATCTTCAAATCTCCGGCTCTATTCCCTGTTGATGACTCGTCAGCATCAGGTTGATTAGGTCGAGATATGCTTGTGTGCGAGGCAGGATATCAGCCTCCTTGCCAAGAAACTCATAAGGAAGCTCCGAATCGATAGTCACAACGCCCTTCCTTATGGGGTTAGTCTGCCCCGGAACGGGGACGGACGGTAGGGGTAGGGCCAAAATACTTTCATAGGGCGGCGCCTTGTCTATCGAAAGCGCCTTGTGTTCTAATCTATTGATTTTATTAATCTTTGATGCCTTTCTAAAGTGATAGATGGTGAAACTTTGTTTCCCATATTTCGCTGCAGACCAAGCAATAGTGTCTTCTTGACGAAACTCACCCCCCACCGGCCGGCCTGCGGCGTTCGACCGCGCCCGGACCCTGACTTTGCCGTTACCCTCGAAGGTAAGCAGAGTTACACAGCAGTAGCGCTCGTCGTTGTTGCCAGTACACAACCGCACTGTCGCCTCTATGCACTTGAGTGCATGAGTCATAAATGCATCGCGCTTTTCCTGAGCCGCCGGAGATTTGGAAAAACTCTGAATCTGCTCAGATACGACACCAATTGCTTGTCCCAATGCAACCGACACCTCAAAGAGGTTCTTCAAGCGCTCCTTATTTCGTCCGTCATATGATTTAATCTTGTCCACAAGGAAACGCAGAATCGCAACAACGGCGAGTGTCGCTGTTTGATAGCAAGCAAATTTAGTCCACTCTGAAACTTTGTCTGGAGGCACATCGAGGTAGGGCGCGACGTACTTGGCAAATACCAACGGAGTGAAAATTGCTGCTACCGTCAATATAATTTGCAAACTGAGAAGAACGACACTGAGAAATGTAATCCTTTTAAACTGAGGCCAAAGCCGATGTATGCGCCGCCGCACTGCATACAGCGCGTAAGTGGACCAGCTCAATCTCTGCAGAACCCAGTCCTGCTCGCTGATAGGCACCGCTTTTTGCTGATTGATTAGCACCGCAAAATCCCCCGAGCGTTTATTTCAAACGCGATTTCCTTCTACGGAGCAAACGGTTCAGCATAATGAGATGTCTTGTCAAGCTCCGTGTCCAGACAATCCTTTATAACCCCGATCCTCTTCCGCCATTTTTTCTTCCCCCTACAGTCCCCTCACCTTTGGCTCGCCTGCCTCGCCGGTGAGCATGAGGTCGGTCAGTGCCCAGACGAGTGCATCGAGGCGGTCCGGGCTTTTGGCGCTGGGCACCCAGTCACACATCTGGTCTTCAAGTTTCGCGAAAGCGCCGACATGATGCACAAGGCCGCGCTCATAGAGCGCGGCAATCGGCTCGGCGCGGATGCGCTTGCCGCGCGTGGCCCGCACGAGGCGGATTGCCGCCATGGGCATTTCCTGGCGCATGACGCTTTCAACCATTTCACCGCCCTGATTGGCTTCTGCGACGATGCGATCTGCGCCATTTGCGCGGACGCAGCCTGCGACACGCTTTGCCCAGGCGAGCGGCGAGAGGCGGCCCATCGAGCGATCATCCAGCACATAGGCGCGCCCATCTGCGCTGAGGCCGACACAGACGATGCCGCATTCATCTGCCTTGGCGCTGCCCGACGCGGGCGGATCGACGCCGACCACGATGCGAATGAAATCACCCGGCGCGCGGGTGACGCGGGCGCGCTCAACCGTTTCGCGGCTCCACAGCGCATCTGGATTATCCTCGATCAGTTCTGCTTCAAGCTCCTGCCGCCCGAGCCGCGTGCCCTCATAGCGCGAGATGATCGCCCTGAAGAAACCATCCGCAAGGTTTGCGCGGTTCGCATGGGTGGAGGCGCGCGTTACCGCCGTTTGTTCATCACCAAGAAGCCGCTTCAGCAGCGGCATCGGACGCGGCGTTGTCGTCATCACCTGTCTTGGCCGTTGACCAAGGCGGAGGCCGAATTGCAGCATGTCCCATGCAGCTTCCGCATAGCGCCACTTGGCAAGCTCATCTCCCCATGCGGCATCAAACTGGGGCCCTCGCAAACTGTCCGGTTCGCCTGCCGAGAAGACATAAGCCACAGCCCCATTCGGCCAGAGAAGACGCTTGCGCGTGATCTCATATTTCGGCGCCGCATCGGCCGGTGCGATGGCGCGCAGACCGGATGGGCCGTCAATCATCACCTCGCGCGCATCAGCGAATGTTTCGCCGATCAGCGCGATGCGACCCGCGCGACCGGCAGTGACTTCGCCTTGCACCCATTCAGCGCCTGCGCGCGTTTTACCCGCGCCACGCCCGCCCAGCACCAGCCATGTCGTCCAATCGCCCGTTGGAGCTAGCTGATCGTCGCGCGCCCAGAAGCGCCAGTCATTGCTGAGAAGCCTCACTTCCTGCGGTGTCAGGGAGTGCAGGAAG